GACCGGAGTAAAAATAGAATGGTAAGGAATATTAATAATGAAACCCCTAATATTAGAGCACATCGAGGCTCTGGGTTATAAAGTATTCGATAGCGATAATTATGATTTAAACTTATTTGGAATCAGGATTGGTAAAGATTCAAATAAGTTTGATGACCTTGTAGGTTGTGCCTATAAAGACGAGGGTGCTTGGCGTGTCGAGTATTGGCGTGCTACTACTGACCCTGGGTTTTTCTATCTTGAAAATCCACACAACATTAACGGCACTGCAATATTAGTTCCCGGTCAATACCGGGGAGTTTGGTCACTAGACTACCACCAAGGAAAGAGTCTAGCGTTATGCCAGCGTAATGGCGAAGTCAAAGTCTATCGAGATGCAAACCGAGATAGAATATTGAACATGAATAAAGATACGATTTCAGAAGGGTTCTATGGAATTAACATACACCAAGCTGGGAAGATTTCTTCTAGGGTAGACCGGTGGTCTGCTGGTTGTCAGGTCTTAGCAAGACAGACTGATTTTGAAAGATTAATGTTTCTTTGTAAGAGACAGATTGAAATACACGGGTGGGACAAGTTCACCTACACATTACTCGACGCGAGCGAGTTAAATAATAAGAGGTTTGTATGAATAGACAGTAGGTAAATATGAATAAGCGTAACAAGGTTCAGAAGATATTCTTCGTTCCAGACGCGCATGTGCCGTATCATGATAATAAAGCCTTTAAGCTAGTCCTTAAAGCAATTAAAAAGTTTGCCCCCGATACCCTGGTCGTTCTTGGAGACTTTGCGGATTTCTATTCCGTAAGCTCTCACGATAAATCCCCCGACCGTAGAATCTTACTAAATGATGAAATCAAAGCTGTTAGAAAAGCGCTCTCGTCTCTTGAGCGTTTGAATGTCCCAAGAAAAATATTTATTTCAGGGAACCATGAGAACAGACTTGAGCGATACATAACAACTAAATCCCCTGAGTTGTTTGGATTAGTAACAATACCTGAGTTGTTTAAGCTTGAGGAGAATGATTGGGAATATGTCCCATATAAAAAGCATGTAATGCTGGGAAGGTTGGCCATATCTCATGACTATGGTTCAGCTGGACAGTCTGCCCATAGAACAGCAGCAACCAAGCTTGGCTCCTCTGTAGTCATTGGGCACACACATCGCTCTGCAATGTTCGCTCGCAACACTGTGGACGGAAAGCTGATGATGTCTGCCATGTTTGGTTGGCTCGGAGATCTTACCCAGATTGATTACATGCACCAAGCCTCAGTCACCACTGATTGGATTACTGGCTTTGGGGTTGGATACAAGCTCAAAGACGGAACAGTCATATTAAACTCAATTCCAATTGTAGATAACTCATGCATTCTTGAAGGGGAGATTATTAAATGAAGGTTTATTTTAACGAAAATAAGAAACCCTCAAAGAAGAAACCAACCAAAAGGGTTAGACGTAAGAAGTTACCTGAAAGCATACAGCTAGGCAGTCATAGTATAATTGTTATCCGTAAAGAACTAGATGATTGCTTTGGGTACTTCGACCCTAACAAGCTTGAGATTGCCATCGGGTCTACCGTGGATGACACCCTGGCCTGGGAAACCCTTTGGCATGAGGTTATTGAAGCTATCAACTTTTTCTCTGAAGCAGACATGGAACACAAAAGCATCCAAGTCTTTGGCTTATTACTCCACCAAGTAATTGATTCTATCTATTCTAAAAAGCCTAATAATTCAGGGAAGTAGAGAGATAACATGAGAAAGCTTCGAGATGTTGTTGAAACAAAATCTACCAAAGAGATGAAGTGGGTAGCCTCCGGTGTTTACAACCCTGTGAATAAAGAGAAGCCCCCTAAACAAATTAAGTTCCCCAAACTAATATCAATATTAATACCAATATTCCTTTGCCTAAGCTGTACAGATTGCGCTTCAACTAAAAGCGTAACCTTCTTGGATGCGTGTACCGATGAATGGGTTCACGGTGAAATGACAGGTACGACAATTGGTGTCGCACCTTTGGTTTTATTTGAGGGTCGGACATATGTTCTTGGTCCAAACTCAACACATGCTTGGGGGTGGCAATGTTACCATCTATATCCACGCGGATTAAACAGGACTTATTATAACCCAGAACCTGAGATTCAGGAGAGGGATGTTAAGGATTCAATATGAACAGGGTTTTTATAGCCGCCCTGTTTGTTTTAGCTGCGTGTTCCTCGGATACAAGTTTAGAAAAAGCCTGTAGGTTTGAAGCACCGTGCGTAATTGTTAATGGGGTGGCAGTTGTTGAAGGGGATCTTGGGTGGGAGCCCAGAGGGACAGAAGAGGGGCAGTGTTCTCAAGGCTCTATCGCCTGTCCTGGGGGATCTACAGAAGTTTGTGAAGGTTTCATTGGGCCAGAAGAAGAAGTCTGTGATTACGTTGATAACGATTGCGATGGTTTGACAGATGAGAATGGTTTGTTGTGGATGGGTGCGCCTTGTTCCAACAACGAAGGTGTTATAACCCCTCCCGTCGAAACCGTTGGTGCGTGTCGAAACGGTGTTATCTCCTGCGATAGTTTGGAATGGGTTTGTGCAGACGATGTGAAACCTACTGATGAGATTTGTGATGGCCAAGATAATGACTGTGATGGTGTAAAGGATAACTATACAGTTGATAACCCTGGCACCGTTTGCTCAACAATTGAATGCTTACCTGAAGAGCCTATTTGTATTTCAGGTGAATACATCTGCGCAAATGAAAATGATTTAGGTGAAGAAGTTTGTGATGGGTTCGACAATGATTGTGACGGTGAGGTTGATGAAGATATTCAAGTGGATATCATATATGATGCTGAGCCAACTACTTTAAATATTGGGCCATGTAGGGCAGGTGTTTATGAGTGCGTTAACGGGGAGTACCTGTTAAGCGGGATGGTTATTCCTACTCAGGAGCAGTGCAATAATATTGATGATGACTGCGATGGAGAAGTTGATGAGTCTTCAGACGGTTCTCCTATTATAACTTATGCAGGGTACACCGGACCACCTGAAACAGAAGATGTGGGTATCTGTGAGGGGGCTAGGTTTATATGTATTGATGGGGATGATTCTTTTATCCATGAAACATTACCAAGAGTTGAGGTTTGCGATAACGGTTTAGATGATGATTGCGATGGTGTTGTTGACGAAGAGGATGGATCAGTCGCAGCTCAAGCTTTTTATCTGGTAATCGATTTATCTGGAAGTATGAATGATTACTTACTGCCTGTTAGAGATGCTATATGCTCTTGGGCAGATTCAGATATCATGGAACATTCAAGATTTGCTTTAGGTTACGCGGGTTTAGGGTTTTCATCAACACACCCTTATACATTAGTAGCTTTAGATTTTACGACAGCTGATGAAGTTTGCCACTTCATGTCACAACCAGGGTGGGGGGCACCCGCTGGGGGAGGGAGTGAGTATCTAATTAACCTTGTTCTTGAATCTCATTCCCTCTCCTGGCCAAGCGGGTTGAACAAGCAGGTCATAACTTTTTCAGATGAAAATCCATACTCAAGTCCTTCAATGACAAATATTGATATGCTGACCACTGTTGAAGAAAGTTGTACTGATAATAATTACCAGCTGACCGTGTTCCAGAACCCCACTGGAGGTCCGTGGGGAACATTGGCTGCTTTCTGTGAAGGTAAAACTTTTAACCTAAGTGAAGATTTTCAACAGATGTTAGATTCTTTAAACGCTGCTTTCACAGGCTGTCCTTAAACTTAAAGGCTTGATTGGTGAAGTATGTTCTGTTAACAGGTGAGTGCTGCGTGTTTCCTGTGAAACACTACTCTTGGTACACACCGACAAACTTACCAAGGCTATAATCTCAAGTAAGATTGAGAGATATACATAGGCAAACAATCGTATCTTATTGGACGACACGCCTGTAACTCTGGCAAGGCCAGCGAACATAGGGGAACCCATCTCTTCGGGCGGGTTCCTCTCAAGCAAATCTAAATCTACTGCGATTTGACTAAGTTGGTTTTCTCTCTTCAGAACATCAGCCCTAAGATTCTTAGCTGCTGTGATCCTTTCATAACTCTCATAACGTTCTGCTACCTGCATATCAGCAACGTTCATCTGTATAAGCCTGTCTCTCTTAGACTGAAGTTGCTGGTAAACCTCAGTCCGTTCAATAGCCTTGGCTTGAGAAGCCCTGTCTGATTCAACAAAGAACCCAAGGCTTGCCATCATTGATACGAATGTGCAGGCACCCGCTATGGCAAACAACCCCACTCGTTTAGCCCCTATGTAATAGATAGCCAGCAACCCAAAGCCAAGCTGGGCTAGGTCATTGATAAGTCCAAGAACCGTTGCTTCAATATTGTTACCATCTAAAGCCCAACAAAATCTGATAGTTAGCCAACACTTTAAGATGACTGCCAGTACACTGATAAAATAGAATATTGATTTGTTCTTCATTATTATTCCCCGGTTGTGTTTTCCCAAGTGTCAAAATATTGACAGTGCCCCGTCCGAAGACGGGGCTAATATCATTTGGATTCTTTAAGCTTTTGAGTCCTGGCTTGAACCATAGCGTCTGCCATTTCATAAGCTTGCGCCGCTAACTTTTCAGCCTTATCAAATCTCATTCTTGATTCACCTGCTACGAGTCCTTGAACAATTGCCAAAGCAAATTCATCTCTCATAGTTTTTCGCGGTGTCTTACTTACTGCCATCATATTCTCCATAAGCTAGTTTAAGGATTTCAACAAAATCCGTTAGTCTCATTGTAGCTGTTGCTGGTTCTCTATCCCATTTGCAAATCGCTACACACTTCTTATCAGAGCCATTGGTTGAGCTTGCTTCTTCTGCTTGCTCAAGTGCGGCTTTGATGTTCGGTCGTTTACCGACCTTGCACTCTACCCAAATCTTGGGACAATCAACATCTGCCCTGGTGTCACCAGAAAAGCATTGGCCTGAACTTCTAATTGTCTTTGGTCCAAACACCTGCTTAAGAACATTTGCGATCTCCCTTTCAAAGCGAGCACCTTTCTCTCTTTGATATTTACCCATGTTTAAAGTAACCCACACTTAACCCACAAAGGTTTAAGAACAAACCAATCGAAGATTGTGTAGATAGATTTACTTTCTCCTTTCGCTGCAACTAGTCTCCGTTCAAGAGGTTTAAGCGCCCTCTTAATTGATTTCAAATCTTTAATAACTTGTGTGTAACAGTTATAAAATTCAGTAGCAGTCATGCTACCTAATTGGTCTACTCTTTTATCTTCGATAAGTTCCTGACCTTTGTAAGATGAGGCTATATCGGCTATGTGTTTAATGTCTGTATCTAAACCTGATAATAAATCCTTAACAATTTCTAAGTCTTGCTCCATAACAGTGTATCTCATGTGACCCCCTAACTGTTCCTGGTACCTTTTTTCTCATATGCTGTATCCCCCCAACTCTTTAAAAGCCTCAAAGTGTACGCTTCTTTAGGCAATGGGTTTTTACATTTTTCACAAAGCCAATAATCCCTACCATGTATTGTTTCAAGTGATAAGTTTTTAGTTATACAAATGCAGTTTTGACAGTACGATGTCTCGGTCCTCTCCGTAGTCATTCCCCCCTCCAGGGTTATCTATATTAATATGCTTTCATTGTTCCCCAGGACTCCCCAACGTCTGCATCACTCTTGATAGGTGATGAGCACCAAGGTTGATTATTCATTATCCTGAGAATTTCTGGGATGACTTCATCCTGATAACCCTTCTTGATCTCGAAGAGTATTGAATCATGAACAGTTAGGACCATTCTAACTACGTCTCTGTCCATCTCATTCCATATGCGACACATGGAGGAGCGGAGCATTTCCGATGCAGATCCCTGCACCAAGTAGGAGATGGCTTTGTGGTATGGTGGTTCATACCCCGTAAAATGCCGTCTACGCCCCGAATACATTGTAATGTAACCACGGTTCTTAGCCACATTTTGTGCATCGTAGAGAAGCTTACGGAAGCCAGGGAATTGTTTGTTATACTTGTTCAAGTATTTACGTGCATCAGCTTCAGAGATGTTGAGGTTTTCTGCCAAGGCAGTAGCCCCAATCCCGTAGATGATGCTGAAGTTTAGAGTCTTCGCGATGAAGCGATCGATACCAACCTCTTTGGCTGTTGCAGTGTGGATGTCCACACCTGCCCTAATCATATCAAGCATCTTATTCTCACGGGCATAGTGAGAGCCCACTCGAATCTCAGCTTGGCTATAATCTATTTCTGCCAGGACGAATCCTTCCCTGGCTATTATACAATCTTTAACTTTGTAGATTTCTGATTTACGCGGGACCGCGTGAAGGTTTGGTTTGGAGCATGACAATCTGCCTGAGACAGTACCTGTCATGCGGAAGGTTGGATGAATACAATGTTCCTTATCCATTCGCTTAAGGAATGGGGAGTAGTATGTATTCTTAACTTTAGACCAAGCTCTGTATTCTAATACAGCTTTAGCTTCATCTCTATTTAATCTTTCAAGAGTTCGACTGGTCGAGTCGGGAATACCTAACCACTTCTGAACCTGAATAGGGGAACCAGGGTTGATGGCGTAGCCTCTCATATCCCTAATCTTAAACCCTACTTTGTTTATCTGGCTAGTAGCTTCTCTTAGATTTGATTTAACTTTATCAACATCTAACTTAATTCCATATAGTTCCATCTGAGTTATTAGAAGTTCAAACTCAGACACCTCTTTAAAAAGTTCGTATGTGTTTTCTTGTTTAAGCATGTCCTCAAACCGCTTAAGAAGTTTTGCGGTGAGGATAACATCTTGCTCTGCGTATGGCGCAACGTCGGTAGCGGGGAGCCTATACATATCTCCTTTACCGTATCCGAAAAGATTCAGCTTATCTTCAAGGACGGACTCTGCTTCTGCTGCTGCTTTACCAAAGAATTTAGCACCAAGGCTTTTGAGTTTTAGGTTTTTGCTATCTTCGTCAAGCAGGTGGGCAGCTACTAACGTGTCCAGTATTTTGGATGGTAAGGGTACACCTTCCCTGTGCAGAAACTTCAGGTCGAATTTATAGTTGTGACCTACATAGGTTTTAGAAGGATCTGACAGGTAAGGTGCAAGTTTACCCAGGTAATCGAGGGGGAGGTTCCCCCCTACGATATGCCTAAAGGGGTAATAGAATGATTCATCACCAGCAAGAACTGCGATGCCGCAAATCTTGTCACCGAGAAACGGCTCTAGCCCGGTGGTTTCAAGATCTACAAACAACAAATCTCTTTTAGATAAACTGTTAATAGTTGAATTAAAGTTCTCAGTAGTGACAATCATTCTATTCCCCCGGTATTAATTATTTAGACTTTCTCAGAATGGTACGTCATCTGATATCGGCCCATCGGGGTGTGGTGCTAGCCGATCAATCTTAGAGTTCCACTTCTCGTTGTACTCCTCTGCTAGAACAGCAGCGACACAGCGACGACCAAGTGCCTTCTCCTTGGAGAACTTGACCGACTGGCCTGCTTCCCCAAGGCCAAGAGCCTCAACGGTTTCACTGAGCTTCCAGAGCGCAGCAGGTGTAAGAGCCGTAAAGACTCGCATCGAGTGACCTTGATGGTCGCCCTCTGCAACTTCCATATCCCAGACAAACATAGGATTGCCTGCTTTAGAAGTTTCTTTGTTTACATCAACTACACTAACGACGTAATCGCCATCTGGAATGCAGAACCGCTTAGGGTCATTTGATTGTGGTTTCTTTGCAGGCTCCTGCTCGGTCAGGTCTACAACAAAATCTTGGTCCATATCTTCTGGATTCATGTGAATCTCCCTTGTTAAAAAAAGTTAAGTTAAGTATTATGGGAGAGTGTTTTCCTTTTAGGGGATTGAGCACTCTCACCTTTCTGGTGCTCATTCCTCTATTTCTTTTTGGAACTCGCCCCGGTTAATTTAAAGATCTCACTAAGGTCAGGATCCTCAACCTGTGCACCTAGCTTTTCTGCAAACGCGAACCCTCTAGTCTTAGCTCTGAATGGGCCTTTAGGTTGCGTTAGAAGTTTACGCTTACCTGTGTTGTCCACGTAGAGATACCAGACATAATCGACGTAACCCATCAGAGCTTCGCCAACCTTGGGTGTGAAGTATGGAAGGATTTCAATAATCTTCCCATCGTCATTAGTGATTTCCTTTGACAGTGCTGTCACGATGAAGTTGACATTCGCATCTCGGAACATGCGAAAGATTCTTTTCATCCTGGTGGAGTTGATACCGTAGTCACGCTGAGTAAGATCATCCAAAGATGTTCTGCTTTTCTTGGATGGGTTGTTTACTTCAGCATATACGATGTCAGCTAGGTCAGCTGTTTGGAACTCAGTACCTGAATCCAGAACAACTGTACGAACAGTCTCATAACCTTTCTCTTTGTTTACGACAGACCAGAAGATCCTCTCTAGGTCTTCGCATGTTTTGTGATTAGGTTTTCCATCATCATCTTTACCAACGGTTTCATATAGAATCCCATCGATGTGACACACCGATTGAAGTCCACCCTCCACGTCAATAAAGAGCACATCTTTCATGTGCGCTAGTTTTTGCAGGGTACCAGCAAGCGAAGTCTTACCTGCCCCTGGTTTACCGTGTAACTCCAGATTCACATATAGTTCAGCTTGGTTAAGTTTCTTAGGCGGCATAGTCTTCTCTCCTCTGAAATTGGTTTTTCAAATCTTCGGTATCTCGACCCTTCAAGTCTTCAATACAAATGTCTCTGAACTGGCAGAAGTTGCAGTTCATAAAGCCGATCGATCTCGGCGGTGGTTCAAACAATGATGATTGGGTTTTAATTTGCTTAACGCTTCTAATGAAAACCGTATCCCATGTTCGTTGTAGTTCTTCATCTGTTCTGAAAGCACGGGACAATCTAAT